ACGTGTGCTCTTCCGATCTTTACCCGATGCTTACAGGATTAGCATTAACTAAGGGGGATTCTTCTTCGATGGAGAGAATCCCGTCTTCGATTCTCCATCTCTTTGGCGCTGATTTTCGAAAATGCAAGGCGTTGTGGCAGTCAATACAAACTGCTTGAAGATTATCAAAATTCAAGGCAATTTCCGGATCACGTGCTTTTTCATCGTCCAGTGTGATTTTGTGGTGTACGATGTCAGCAGGCTTCACGATTCCTTGTTGTGCGCAAATCTCACATAGCCCACTGACTTTTGAGAGATACGCTTTGCGGCATTTCTTCCATGCTGCCGTCTTGTAGAATGGAAAGCTGGTGCTTCGCATGCCGCTCATCTCCTCGTGCCGCAGAATTTATGCGCATAGAAAAAGCACCAAGCGTTTTCTGCTTGGTGCTCTTGTGCGTACTTTTCTATCTTAGATTTTACCACAGATGCATGTAACATGTCAAGTGGTTTTAGCCTTGAGTTTTCAACATATTTTGTAGTATCTGCAGTCCGTGCCCATGCAGCCTGTATACATGCATCCGGCTGTATCCTGAGATTTCCTCGATGCGTCTCCAAGAGAATCCGCGAATGTAGCGCAGCCAGATGATCTTTCGATATGGATGCGGCAGTTGCTGCACATCATGTTGGATGTCCTTGCAGCGTTCCTGCAGCAATGCACGCAGATTGTCACAGATGGTTGTGTAGTCTGCAAGTTCTGTGCATGCTTCCTCGAATGTGGTCTTTTCTCCATCGGCAGTTCGCAGAGAGTCACATGCTGCACGAAGCTGCGCTGTCTGCTCATCCATCGTTTGCAGCGCTGCCATGATACTGGCATACGTCCGCAGATGCTCTTGTGCATTCATTTTTTGTTCGCCTCCTTTGCAATCCATGCATGAATTGTGTACATATCACAGATGCCGCCGATCTTCCCGATCTGGCATGTATCGCAGCCTTCGCCGCAGTCTGTCAAAATCGAATAAATAAATGCAGCAAGTTCGATGTTGGTCATCGCTCTGATCCTGTCTCCGTTTGTTTGAATTCTCGGTTTGAATGTCTGCATATCGTTATAGTCACCACATCTGCAGCACAGAATTGCATCATCCGGAATCAGACATCCACATACTTTGCAGCGCTTATCATTCATGTATTATCCCTCCAGTTCCGGATTGATTGGGGAGAAGCCAAGTTCAAGGCATTTCTCCCACGCCAAAGCCTTGATGTCTGCCGGAATGTTTGTGCAGTATCTCACTGACTTGTACATCGCAGCATGGAAAACCTTTCTGCTTTTTGGCACTTTTTGGCCATACTTGGCGCAGTGTTTACGCATCAGAGTGTCATCGCCAGTTTTGACAAATGCGATCAGCGCTGCATCGCGATCCTGAGCGAAGCGGCAAAGGCCGCTGTCAATATTGCTTTTCATTTTCCCCTCCTCAAAGTCTATACATCGCTTGATATTGGACTCCATATCCGACATCATGAAACATGCGAATAATAACCATCCGTGTTTCCATGTCCTGCCATTCTTCTGACAGCACACGATTGGAAATCTGCTTCAATGCGTGTTCAAGTGTTGCCATGCACTTTATCCGCCCACGATGCATATACGGTTTCACCCAATACCAGAGCAAGTTCTTGGTGTATGCGATGAGAAGTTCTTGCGGCATAAGCCGCTCATCCGTGTTTTGTAATGTCCGAGCCCAGTAGTCAACATCGCCGCAAATGCGGTTTATGTGGGCTTGGTCAGCGGATGTGATATACAACATGCCGTCCACTTTGCTCACCTCTCCATTCGTGCCCCGCAATGTGGGCAATATTTATCATTCATGCCAATAATTCTACGGCACTCGCTGCAAAAGAAAAATGGATAGTCCCTAGGATTTGATGAACCTATCCTGTTTCCATGCCGCACAGGTTTTACATCGACTGCTGGCATGCTGCGAATCAGATTCACCACTTCGCATCCGGATTCGCAGCAGCCTTCAATGCTGATTTTGCCGTTTGCACAGTCCGTGCAAAGCGCTGACAGCAGCACATTCCTGAAGATCACATCATCCTTCTCGCTCATACTGCGATACCTCCAAATCGACTCCCATTTCCTTCAGCTTTGCCACGAAGTCCACGCCTGTGTACTGTCTGCGCTTTGTGACACCAGGCACGCCGTGATCCATCATGTAAAATTCCGTTTCCACTGCATCCTTCAGCGCCTGAAGCCGTTTTCTGCCGAATCCGTACTGCCGATGTAGCACCATCATCACTGTGGCGATGGCTTGGAAGCCTATGGATGTCTGGCACCGTTCGCACTCTGTCGCTCTGAGCTCGTCAAGCTGTTTCTTTGCTTCCTCGGTTGCTATCTTCCGCATGTCGTTCTTGCTGGCTACGTAGTTTGCTCTCATTTCATATCACTCCCATCTCATATTGCGCTGGCACCTGTGGCCACTGGTCTTCCATGGCTGCCGCAATGCCTTCGAATGTCTTTGATCGAACTTTCGCTGACTTGTGCATCTCTGTCCAGCTTCCTTTTGGTTTGACTATGCGTGTCGGATGCAAAGGCTCCAGATTTTTCAGCCATAACAGTGTGCGTTTTCTGTATGGCTCTCCGAACTGCCACGAATTGATTTGCTGTGTCGGTTTCGGAAGCTGTGCCATGGTCAATGGTGTCGGATTCTCCACAGCCACGAACTGCGAAGGCCTGGACAAACACCACAGGAAGAACTTTTTGGCATCGAGCATCTTTGCGAATCGCTCCTTGTCGATCTCCCCCCCCACTCTCCGCATGCATCCCATGCCAGCATTTGACAGGTATGTGCATGGTGGATGCGCAATGAATAAAGCCGGCCGCACCATGTCGTACACTTCGCGCAGATCGCCTTGTATGTGCCACTCCGGATGATTTCCGTATGCTGGCTCTATGTCGCAACTGTAGGCCTCGACACCACGTTCACGAAATGCTGTGCAGACTGTCTGTGACCGTTCGCAGCCTATCAGCACAATGCCGTCAAAATGGTGGCTCATCGATCACCGCCTCCTGCTTTTCCCATCCGTAATGGATGCACTCCGCAATATCACTCCGCAGCCTCTTACTCTCTGCCTCAAAGTAAAGCGGAATGAAGACATCCTGTTCGCCTCCGTCTCTGTCCTTGCAAATCTCGATGACGTTTGACGCTCCGAAAATCTCATGATCATCCGGCCATCGGAACTCTGCCTTTGCGCCAACCTTGAAATCATGGTTGACTCTGTGCATGATCAAGGCATTATCGACACGGTTCACGATGTCATTGGAGCCGGATACATCCTGCAAGCGGAGAAAACCGTTTGACTTCCTCGGATGCGCTATCAGGATGATGTGAAGGTTCTTCTGCTTGGCAAGCTGTTCCAGATCGTTGACGAACTGGCTCTGTCTCACAAAGATGTCACGATCAAAATCAGACAAATCAAGGCACATCATGTTGTCGAGGATGACCAAATCAAGCTGGTGCATGTCTGCCTGCATCTCGATTGCTGTTCTCAGCGATTGATACGCGAAGGCATTGTCTCGGTTGTTGTCATAGAACAGAATCTTGTCCGCCATCCACTTGTGGATCACCTGTGCCGTCTGCTCTGGCACGTACCACTTGCCTTCATACCGTGAAGGCCTTGTGTATGCTTTCCCTGCCGCCTGCATCGTCATCCATCGCAGCGCATTGCCCGCTGAAAGTTCGCCGCTGAAGATCGCTGTGGTGCATCCTGCGTCTGCTGCCGTCAATGCGATCTGAGAGATCAGCGAAGATTTGCCGCACGCTCTGACACCAGTCAGCAAGGTGACGAAGCCTTTCTTCAGCCCCACCAGACGCTTGTCCAGTTCCATGATGCCGGATTTGATGTAAACGCTTTCTTCCGTCTCTCTGGTTGCGATCTGCTCAGCCGTCAGCCAGACAGGACTCTGCTGCTTCTCCTGGGCAATCGCTGGCATCTGTCTGTTAGGTCTGAAGCTGGCTCTTGGTGCATCATAGCTGTATGCATCCGGCTCATACTGCAGGCGAACGTCACGCCAATGCTTGTCCGAGCATGAATTGTGAAAACAGTGATAGCAGATTTTGCCGTCTGCCGTCTGAATGATGGCCGCATCTGGTGCTTTGTGCGCCTGATTGAATACGCAGTGCGCCAGCACGTACTTCATGCCGCCTTCGTGTGGTACTGCCTTGGCTACTTGGATTCCATGCCGAGCGATGAAGTCTTGCAGGTCGAAGCTGGTCGGATTGTAGTGGTTCGTGCGGTTTGGAGTCTCTGGCTGCGGAGCCTTTGCCGCAAGCGCTTCGATCAGCGCGATGTCATTGATCTGCAGTGCCTGTGGCGCATAGATGATTCTTGCCAGACGATGCGGTCTCTCTTGGGTCGATGCGCCCTTCTGGGCGATTGTGCCGTACAGCTTGCACACTCTGGCAGGATTGAAAGTGGTCGTGTCAACTTTGATCATCTCGTTGCTGAACATCAGATCCAGCGCCGTCAGGCAGTCCTTTATGGTCTGTGTGCGCTCTTGTGTGTACTTCACATGGATTCGATACAGAAGATGGATGCCGTTTCCGGATTCTGCAACAATCGGATCATACCAGCCTGTCGCCTTCATGTATTTGAAAATCTTCCCTGCCAGATCCTTCGCTGCCTTCAGTTCCTCTGCGCTCGATGACGTGCCCTTGATGCGCTCCGGATCCAGATCGATCATCAGGAACTCCCAGCCCTTCACGTCTTTGTCGCTGGTCGTTGGGCTGACGTTCCGCATCAGTCTGTCCTTCTGTTGCCGACTGTAGCATGCACCGTCAATACTGTTCAGCGTGATGTAGATGTTCTCCCCTTGTCGAGTCTCAGAATTCTGAAGCGCGTAGATCAGCGTGTCTGCATCCGTGAAGTATCCAGACAAGTTCCATCTGTCTCCGATCACACGCACTTCAAACAGCTTTGCCTTTTCGTCATTCGGATTATGCAGCATGTAGACTGCTCTCCGGATTTCATTCTCATCAATCTGTCTCACTGCCAATCATCCTCTTCATCTTTCACTGCCGCTGGCGGATTCACCAGCTTCCAGCGCTCTTCGAAGAACTTGCTTGCCTTGCACAGATACTTGTGATCTGTCTGGGCGACATAAATCTCCAGCGCTGTTTTCACGGCATCCGCATGCATCACGACTTCCTCTTCAACCTCTGCCGAAATGTACTGCAAACCATACCGTTTATCCGTCGGATACATCTCCCAAAGCCCCAGAAATAATGGGTCTCTTTCTTTCCCCTTTTCTTTGATCTTTCTTTCTATAGTATCACTTGCCATTTTGGCAAGTCCAGATTTGCCATCTTGGCAAGTGCTAGACTTGCCATTTTGGCAAGTGCCATTTTGGCAAGTGCCAGACCATTCATCATAGTTCTTATTTATGCCCATGACTCTGGTCTGTGTTTTGATGCCGTGAAGTTGTATTACATGCATGTCTATCAGTTCATTGACTGTTCTGCTTGCGTTTGCGAGACTGATGCCTGCCATCTGGCTGATCTCCGTCAATGATATGGCTGCCACCTTTCTCTTTTTGACTCCATACGTCTTCCGAATAACAGCCAGAATCACCGCATACTGTCTGCTTGTGAAGTGAGCATGGATGATAGCCTCCAAAAGCTCGTTTGCAATACCTGTCCAGCCGTTTTCCATTTGTGGGCTCCCCATCTGCTCACCACCTTCCTCACTTCATCCACTTCCGCCGCATTCTCTCCGTCAGGTTGTAATCGCCTGTGCAAGCTGCCACCATCTGAGCGAGAATCATGATGCATTCCGTTTCGCTCTGCGCCTTCTCTGGATTCAGGCCTTCGCATGCTTTGATTGCATCCACGTGCTTCTGCAGCATGTCTGTCCATTGTGCGAATGTTTTCTTGTCTGATTCCCATGTGGCTGTCATGCGCTTTTTCAGTGCGCTTGCTGCTTCTTTGCCGATCTTGCCGTCTTTGAAATCACGATAAACGCGAAGCAGGCACGTGTGAAGGTGCAAATCCTCCAGATCTGCAAATTGTTCGATCTCGTTTCCCTTCCATGCCGCCTTTGCGATCTCATCAGCCGTCATGCTTCTCCCCTCCTAGCAGTATATCGTAGATGCGCTGGGCAGTCTGTGACCGAGCGCAGAACTGCCACTCGCAGCCATGCCGGATGCTTGCCGTCTGCATGGTCTTCATCAGTTGTTCTGATGATACTGGTGGTTTCGAATGCCGCATTGCCTTTGGTGTCCTGTTCCATTTCGTCAATCGCGGATTCTCCCAATGCTGCACGTCCTGCAGGCTATGGATGCCTCTTTCCTCCACCAGTATCACCAGCTTGATTCCGCAGGCCTTTGCAGCATCCAGTTCGCGCACGAATCGCGCATGATCTTTGCCGATCAGATCAGCATACACTTCCTGCATGCCATACTTGGTATCGATGCAGACGCTTTGATCTGCCGGAAGTGTGTAGTCGCCGCATAGCAGCTTCGTGCGCATCAACTGGATGCCGTGTTTCGCACACCACTTGTGGATGTGGTCATGGTTGCCTGTCTTCTGTCGTGTGTCTTCCAGTATGATGATAGGCTCCGCCTCGTCAAAACGGCAGTTCCGAATCATCGATTGTTTCCACGATGGCTGCAGCTTCCTGTGCCGCAGTCTGTGCTGGTGCTGCCGATGTGCCGGATGACTTCTTCAGCGCCTTGTCTCTGGGCATCGTAAAACTGCCGCTTTTGATGTCTTCAATCGGAATGAACTTGCAGGCTTCGGTTGTCCATCCTGTGTTGCCGTCTTTCTCCCATTCTCGGTTACGGAACAGCACACCTACGCTCTTGCCCTTCAGCGTCTTCTCATCGCCGCTGAACATGAATCCTGCGTTGCTGGATTCGATGGCGAACATGGTGTCTTCGAACTGGCGCTTGTCAGAATCTGGATACTTGCTTTTCTTGGTCGGAATGTTGACACGGAACGTGCCCTTCCATTTGCGCTCATAGCTGGAATTTTCGTCATTCTTCCAGCGCTTTGCGAAAAATCCGGCATGATCTCCGGCAGAGATATCAAACGAGATGACCAGAACATCGCCCCAGTCATACTGGATGATCTCTGCGCCAAGAATTTTGGCCTCGTATCCGCCTGCCGGAAGAGTCTCTGCGGATGTTGCCTGTCTTGCCTGATAGCCTTCATACAGTTCAATCATGATTAGTCCTCCTCGTTTTCATATGCTTCAATGGCTGCGATCACTGCAGCCAGATCGTTGGGGATTGTGTCCTGCTCGAAGAGACCGAGCGGAGACTTTGCAGTGCTGCTCTTGGCGTGTGTCTCGAAGTAGTACTGCCCGTCTGCGCCTTTGGCATAGAGCACAATCGGAAACTTTGATTCCAAGACAATTTTGTCAAGCTTCCTGCCGGATGTCTTGATGTGGCTGAACAGGTATCCTGCATCATCTCTGTCCGTTTGCACGTGTGCCATGAAGCAGACAGTCAGATCATCGCGCAGTGTGCATGCGGCATCAATCAAATTCCAGATGCAGACTGCCAGATCCATCCATTTGTCGTATCCCTTCTCTTTGCTCCGCTTCATCTCGTCTGCCACCATCAAACTGCCGATGGTGTCAATTACGATGGTTTTGATCTCTGGTCTGATGTTCGCCTTGATCATCATGCTTTGCACCTTTGCTACGTTATCTGAAGCAAAGTAGTTCTTGCGTTCGATGCTGTACTGCTTTTTCCATCCACGCCAACTGAGGCCTTTCTTGTCGCAGTCAATGATCAGCGTACTCTCCGGATCCAGTGTGCGGAGAGAAGTGGTTTTGCCGGATCCGGATTCGCCCATGATGCACAGCAGTCTTGCCATGATGTCACCGCCTATCTGATGACGGCAGAGTATGTGGATTCGATGTGGACACCATCCACGGTAGTGCCAGCACGCAGCGCCTGCAGGATCGCCTTCTTGTCCGGATGCGTCTCCGCTGGCTTCGTGCGCATGAATTCTGCCGGAATCTGTGCCTCGTCATCAACCTCCACATGCTGCCATGTGCGCAGAGAGATTTCGAACGTGCCTGCCCTCGTCTTCTTCGTTCCTGAAGCACGCAGGAACTCCGCCTGCGCTGTGCGCATGCGCTGGATGTTGGAGTGCAGTTTCTCCATGATGCGCTCGATGCGATCTGCTTCCTTTGCGAATGCTGCATAGTCTGCTTCCAGTTGCTTCTGCACCTGCACATAGGCCAGCAGCTTGTCTTCTACGCCGATGGCTTCCAGCGTATCGTGATACGTCTGCTCATCGATGTCATCCGCCTCCAGCATGGCCAGAAGCTGTCGTGCTGCTTCCGTCATCTCATAAAGTGTCATTCCGATTCCTCCTTCCAGAACGTGTATCGATTTGTTCTATCCTTTTCCGCCACATCGATGAGCCTTAAGAACTGTCCGACTTCCAGTTCTCGCACATCTACCACCTTGCACTCACGCCTATCAAGCATGTATGCCTTGTGCCCTGCCATGATCGCATCCATGATGTCAAAAGTGAAAAGTGTGACAAAACGCATTGACAAATCCCTCCTTGCTATGGTATAATATACATGCAAATCATCATCCTTGTTTCTCCCCGTGTCAGTCTGCCATTCCTGGCACGGGATTTTTCATTGCTCCGGATCGTACTCTTCTGCAAGCCATGTTCCCTCGATCTGCACCATCTCTCCAAAGTCATCGAATGCACAAGGCTGCTGCCGCATCAGTGCTGCTGCATGATATCCGTAGCGCTCGATCATCCGTGCCCTCGTGCCTTGCTCAGAGTATGCTGCGAGAATGGCAGTGTTCTTCTTGATTCGGAACAGTTCTGCAAGCTGTTTCGCGAATCCAAAATGTTCCATAGCGCTTTCCCATGCCTTTCTGTGCGTCTGTCTGAGGATTGCAAGGTGATTGTCTCCGAACTGGATGTCCGTGCCGCACATGATGCAGCCATTGCGCTTGATGTGTTGTGTGCTTCCGTCTTCTGCCGTATACGTGATGTCATATAGCGGAGAGTATTCCAGCCCATATTTCCGGATATACTCCCACACATCATCGTCATTCCATATGCCGATTGGTGACACATGATAGAAAGCACCATCTTTGATGTGTGGTCGCTTACCTGCAAAGATGTGCCCTCTTGTGGCAAGTGATGTCATCCGGCTGTGAGACTCCGATGCCATCAAGCCCTTGAAGATCATGTCCACTCCAAGCTCCGCTTGCATTCTCTCCGATGGTTCTTTCTTCAAAAGTTTGCAGCAGTGCTGGCTGAACTTACAGCATCTCAGCACATCGTAGTACTGTTTCAGTTTTGGATCGTCAGTGCTGGTGTCGCTGTACTTCAGAAAGCACTCGATATTGATTCGGTGCGCGTCCAGCTTGCTGGCGGCCTTGCCAAGAAGTGGCGCTCCGAACTGCTCTACGCAGTATGCGAAGTTCATCAGTTGGCCTTTTCTCCAGCAGTTTTTGTGATTCAGAGTGTATCCGCGCTTTTCTGCCGCTCTGATCAGTGCTTTTTGGCCTTTCAGTTTGCCGTCAGGCTTCAAGATTTCATCGAGGCATCCTTCCTGCTCAAGCTGGGCAACAATTTGCCGCGCAAAATCATATCTCAGTTCATCCTCCGGAAGCCGACCAAGCGCAGTCTCATGGAATCGCGCTCCAAAATGCTGCTTGCCGTACTTCCTTGCGAATTGGAGCGATTCCGGAAACTCGATTCCCGTATTTCCGAAGATGCAGTGAACGCTTTGGAACTGATCCGGAAAGTATCTCTCGATCAGATCAGCGACCACTTCCGAATCTTTGCCGCCTGAAAATGCAATGGCAGCCATATGCTTGGATTTGCTCAATGCCTCGCGGATCACTTCGCAGGCGATCTGTTCCTTGTCTTCGAGCGACAATTTCTGAAGATAGATGATTTCCTTGAATCTGTACTCTGATTGCAATGCAATCTGTCTTGCTTCTGCCTGCGTCATATCAACCATCTCCCATCAGCGCATTCACGATGTCATTAGGAACATCATCCACCCATGTATCACCTGTCTCTTCTTCGATCTTCTTTGCTCCGATGATCAGCGCAGTGCCAAAAACCTGCTGGCGCATCACCAGCGATGCAAGCGGATTCTGGCTGTATCCAGCTTTCTCTCCGTGTTCGGCTGCGATGATCAGAGCATCTTCGCTGATCTTCACTGCGATATTTCTGCCTCCGATGATCCGCTCCACTTCCTTCTTCAGCGCATCATTCGGTTCATTCGGATCCGGCAGATCAATCAGTTCCACCGTCTTCCCATCCAGTTTCAGTGCCTTGATTTTATCTCTCATATTGGATCCCCTTCTTCCTTCCTTGCCGATTGATCATCTTCGTGCGCTCAGGCACTGGCATCCCATCCGGAGGCTCATGCACACCAGTGCTGGTGTACTCCTTGATCGTGTTGTTCACCACGCCAACAGAGCACTCCATGATGTCCTTGATCTGCATCTGCGTGTATCCGTGATTCATCCACAGATTGATAATCTGCATGCGCTCATTTTCAGTCAGCCATCTGCCCACTTCTTCTCATCCTCGCTTTCAGTTGGATCAGTTCTTCCCGCAGCATCTCATTTTCAGTTCGCAGCCCTTCCAGTTCTTCCTGCTCTGCCAGTCTTTGCTTTCTCGCTCTTTCCCGGAACGCCTGCACAGCGTTCCGGTCAAAAAAGTGCTTTCGCGCTTCTGCGCAATCAGCGCAGTACTTGCGCCGCCTGTCCTTTGCTTCGATGATGTTCCCGCACATTTCACATCGTTTCGTCATGTTTCCTCAACTCCCGCTGATACTGTGTGATTTTTTGGTGGCACTCGTGGCATACATCTCACCGTCCATTCTTGCGCCGCAAGCAGTGCAGTATTTGTATACGGCCTTGTGGATGTGTGCATTACCCGTTTCGTCGTGCCCATTTGTTTTTTGCCACCATCCGCACACAGAGCATTTCGCTGCAGTATCGCTTATCGGAATCCAGCACCCATGTCGCACAGGTTCTACCTCGATTGTAGGGATTCGGTCAATGAAGTCATGTGCATCCCAGCAAAGAATGCCGTTCACCGTTCCAATAAGGTCGATTCTTTTTTGCACTTCATCTGCATCAATCAGCCGCATCTTCATCACCATCCATTCGTGCGCCGCAATGTGGGCAATAATTGCACATATTCAATTCGTCACAACCAGAAAGGCCTCTAAGAATGCCGCCGCATACCGTACATTCATAATCACAGATAATGTATCCATTATCGTCTCTGCGAGCATGGAATTCGTGCCAATGTCCATGCCGCGCATTCACTTCGATTGTGAATGCATACATTTTGTCAATGATTCTCGCCGCTCTTTCATACGCTTCTCGCGTAAAGGGCATCTCGTGCATTTCCGCTTCCTTCTTGAGCGCTTCATACGCCGCACGTTTGTCAATCAGTCTCATTTTCTTCCTCCTTTCAGGTACTCCCCCAGCTTCCCCGCTCCCCTCCCCCAGAGCAGAAAAGAGCGTTTTTTCTTACGGCATATGGTATTTTTCAGCGCTGGAAAACTCGGAAAAGTCTTCCATGCATGCGCGTTGATAGAGATTGAAGATTCGTGCCTGTATCTCTCGGTTAAGTTCTTCGCGTTCCTCGATGGCCATCTCCAGCATGTAGCGCGTGCTGGGATTCTCACCGTCTGCCATGATGGTCAGATCGTGATTGATACCAGCAGCAGACATCCACTCCATCCGGAACGCCCTTTGCACTGCCGATGGCCTGCACAGTCTGAGATCAATGATCATCTCGTCATACTCTCTCAGCTTCTGCATCTTCTTGTGCAGTGCCTCGACTTCCTTCTGCAGCAGGATGCTGTCAAAGAACTCTTGCTCTTCGTTTCCTTCCGGCTCTCCCTTTCGTCTGAAAAACCAGATGCCAATACCAACATACAGCACCAGCATGGCTGCACTTGCCAGTGTCATCCTCATCATCACCTTTTTAGTATTTCCAGACTCTGGTGTCTGGGTCGAAGTAGTTCTTGCCGAGCACCCACCGCTTTGGCTTGTAAGCGATGCGCCGTCTTGTCTTGCCTGACTCGCTCCACTGCAGGCAAATCACAGCTTGCTCGTTGAACATAGCGGCATCCACACGCACACCGTCATTGCCGCTGTACGTAGCAAAGACAGGAATGATGATCTTGTCGCATGGTTGGAATTTTTCATTCGTCATGGCTGCTCTCTCCTTTCATCGCACGCAGGAAGGCAAGTCGAGGAATCTTGACTCGTGTGCCCAGCAGGATTGTCGGGAACGGGAAGCTGTTCCTTCCGCTTTCCTTATCTGCCTTGACTTGGACGTTGATGCTGTACGGATCACATCCGAGCAGAGGCGCAATCTCTGTCGGCACAAGAAACTCTTTCTTGCTGGCTTCAATCTCTGCAATCGTCATCGCCCATCACTCCTTTCAGAAAGTCCTCGATCTTGACACCCAGCGCCTTGGCCATGCAGTATGCGGTCACGATGTTGGGGATCGCCTGCCCTTGTTCGTACCGTGCCAGAGCCTGACGAGTGATGCAGATGGTGTCTGCCAGCGTCTGCTGTGACATCCCTGCTCTGTTCCGGCACTCGGTGATGTTTGTCCCGATGCTCATATGCATCCCTCCTTTTCTTTGCTATGCTGTTGACATTTGTCCTGTTCTGTGGTATACTGAAGTAAAGTGTCCATATTTTTTTGGACTGTATTGCAACATTGTTGCTTTGCAATGTAAGTATATCACAAAATATTTTGATAGTCAAGACAAAATCACAAAATATTTTGATTTTGGAGTGTTGCACAAATTGGAAGGAGTAGTTTTATGTATAATGCCGAAACGGTAATCGGCAAGATTGACGAAGCGATCAAAGCTGCCGGAACAACGAAGGCACAACTATGCAGGGACACAGGAATCAGCAAGAACACCATCAACAGCATGACAGACAAGAAGGGGATATCATCATTCGATCTGGCAAGGATCGCAGACTATCTGGGAGTCTCGGTTGATGATCTACTGGACAGAAAAAGCCCTGATGCGGATTCCCACATCAGGACAAATGATGATGTATTGAGAGAACAACTGCAAAGGCTATCAGATGAAAGCTTAATCATGCTTCGAGACTACACACGCTATCTTCTTTGGCTGCAGAATCATCCTGCAGAGACAGCAGCTTCTGAAGGTTTTGAATCACTTCAGTGATGATTGCTTCGCGCTCTTGCTCTGTCATGGTGTCACTCCTTTCGTTTGATAGGCAGCGCTGAGTGAGACTGTGCGAAGATGAAAAGGGGAGTGTGGTGCATCTGCTCTGCCTTGTGCTTATATCATATCATATCTATATGAATGATACAAGATTGAAACTGGTCGAAATGAGTGTGAAAGGAGTCTGAAATGGAACAAAAAATGATCGCAGATATCATCATCAGGTTGAAGGCAGTACGTGAGAAGCATGGATTGTCATATCAGAAGATCGCAGACATGGTAGAGCAGAGAGGCCAATATGTCAGCCTGTCAACAGTCAAGAGAGTCTTTGAAGACGGATCAGAGTCATATGGCTTCCAGTATGGGAACACGCTGAAACCAATTGCCGATGCCGTCCTAGGCGTTTATGAGCCGTCTGAGAAAGATGACATTACCATCGATGAAGTGGATGCGCTGAAAGCTGTGGTCGCCTACAATTCCGAGATGATCAAGAAGCTGTCCGCGAAATTGGTCGATGCAGAGACGGCATATGCAGCAAGAATCGACTTCCTGAAAGCACAGATCGCGCTGAAGGATGAACGCATCGACAAGCGTGACGCTATGATTGAAAAGCTGCTGAATGCGCTGCTGGAGAAAGGAGTGGCAAATGAAGAACATTAAGCTGGGCTTGATCGCAATTGCCGCAATCGCCATCGGATTTGTCCTGCTCGCATTACAGATTGGTTTCTTTGGAACGATATTTGGAGTCTTGTCACTTGGCGCAGGAATCATCCTGCTGATAGTGGCAAACCCATCTACAAAGAAAGCACCAAAAGGAAAGTTTGTGAGAAGCAAAAGTTCCGATACCTTTCACAAGCCTTCCTGCCGAGTGGCGAAAATGATTGATCAGAGAAATTTGCAAGTCTACGCTGACACTACTGCGCAGTATCTTCGCTCCATTGGACTTAAGCCATGCAGCAAGTGTAAGCCAAGATGATGAACTGTATCAAGTGCAAACTGGAAATACCAGATGGATCAGCTTTCTGCTGCCACTGTGGAGCATCTCAGAAGCCAAAGCCACAGAAGAAAAGAGGCAATGGCCAAGGCTGCGTTTACAAAAGGGGAGACACATGGACAGCAGAGATCACGCTCGGCTACGTGACGGACGCTGACGGCCACAAGAAGCGCAGGAATCGCCGCAAGGGAGGCTTCACACGAAAGAAGGATGCTATTGCCTATTTGGAAGTACTGCGCCAGCAGGAAACGCCAAAGCAGGCAGCAAGCATATCTGATCTGTACCTGATGTGGCATGCCGATGCGGAAAAAGACCTATCAGACAGTAAGCTGAAGGCCTACGAGATAGCATGGAGGAAGATCGCACCAGCACTGGCACATCGAAGCATCGGAAGCCTGAGCGTGCCGGAACTGCAGGCAGTGACGGATACCGCAGCAAGCACCTACTATCCGGCAAGAGACATCAAGCATCTGATCAGCCATCTATACAAGCTGGCCATTCGCGATGATATCACAGACAAGAACAGAGCGCAGTATATCCGCCTGCCAGATCATCAGGCAGCAGAGCGCACGATTTTCACGGAGCAGGAAATCGATGTGCTGTGGAGTCATCAAGATCAGCCCATCGCGCAGCACATGCTGGTGATGATCTACACAGGCATGCGTCCGGCTGAAATCCTGTCAATGCAGAAAGAGAACATCCACCTCTCCGAGCACTACATGACAGGCGGAGTCAAGACGAAGAAATCCAAGGCAAGAAAGATCATCATTCCTGACAGGATTCAAGATATCATCCAGCAGATGCTCGATGCTTCCGACAGCGCAAAGCTGACCACGTTCAAGAAGCATGCGTTCTACGATGCTTGGGAGTTGTTCCGTGCCGCCTCTGGTCTCCGTGACGAGTTGACACCGTACTGCTGCCGTCACACCTACATCACGATGCTGACAGCGCTGAAGGTGTCACCAGCGATGCTGCAGGAACTGGCAGGACATAAAGACTATGACACCACGCTTGAATACACGCATTTGAGCGTGCAGGACAGGCTGAACGAAGTCAACAGGCTCTGATGCCCGTTTCATCCGTGTTTCATCCATCGGCAGCTTTTGGCACGTAGATATGCGATCTGCACGACCACTCAAGCCCTCTGCTAAGGGAGTAGGGCTCGAAAGGGTCGCGAGGGTTCAAATCCCTCTTTCTCCGTCAAAACCGCCTGTTTGCTTATAAAACAGGCGGTCTTCTTTTTGCTCTGATTTCGTTTCTCTTGTCCGATGGCGTGAAAAATTGAGTGCTATTTCACCCACGGTTTCACACTCTGTTTCATCCATCGTCATACTGCACAATCATGCAGCTGCAAAATCAGCTCCGCGGTTGTGCATTCCTACAAACTTTTGAGTTTGTACCAAATATTTGTATTTTCCTATTGACTTTGTACCAAATCTATGCTATAATATAATCAAGGAAAGGGGGAAACCCCAGAGACCACAAAGAACACGAACGGAGGAAAATAAAATGAAGTACACAGAAATCACGCTGAAGCTCACAGAAGCAAACGAAGACGAAAAGTGCTTTGAAATCTACGCAGATGGCACGAAGGTCGGAACGATTGAAATCCTCACGGGATATGAAGATGATTTTACCGACGTTAGCAGCTACTGCTACGTTGAGCGCATCGACATCGACGAAGAGTTCCGCGGGAACGGCATCGGCACCGAAGTCTTGACGCACACGCTGTACAACACCTGCGGATGGGAATGCAGAGACGTCATCTGTGCTCCGGATAATGAAGATGCACAGAGACTGTATGAGCGAATCGGGTCTGTAGTTTCTGGTGACATTTCCAGAGTTTTCGGAGACTATGACCAAGGTTTTGACGTATATGTCATTTAAGAAGCAATGCCGAAGCGGAAGCGGCAAATCTTCCGCACCAAACCTAAAAGGAGGAATAACTATGAAAAAGGTAATCAAAGGCAAACTCTACGACACGGACACGGCAAAGCGCATCGGATGCTACTCCGCATCCTGCGGCAGATCAGACTACCACTACTACGAAGAGGAACTGTATCAAAAGCGCACTGGGGAATACTTCCTGTACGGCGCAGGATATGCAGCCAGTAAGTATCGGAAGTTGTGTGGCCAAAATGAGTGGTGCGATGGTGAGCAGATCATGCCGATGGCATACGCAGATGCAAAAGAATGGGCTGAAGAGCACATGGATGCAGATGACTACATCGCAGCATTCGGAAGCCCTGACGAAGACGCTGAGCAGACTCATCTGCATGTGCGCATCTCTGCAAAGGCAGGAGACAAGCTCAAGAAAGCAGCAGCAGCAAGCGGCATCTCACTGGGCGAACAGATTGAGCGTTGGATCAACGAAGCATAAAATCATCCGGCAGGGGATTACTCCTGCCGGATTTTCTTAATCATCGAATGCGTCAATCATGGTTTTGACTTCTGCCGCCTTTTTGATCAGCTTCTCGTGCTCGTAGTTGTAGACTGCCAGCATGCCTTCTGGCGGGTCTCCGTGCTCGTTCCTGTAGTCGCTGATCAGACGCTCTGCCTCCGTGTGCAGCGCTTTCACATGCTGCATCTCCACGCTGGCCAGTTCGTTTAAACGCTGCGCCAGCTTGGGATACTGTGCTTTCCACTTTTCGGAGCAGATCGCGTAGTGCTCCGCTCCCTCCAGTTCGTCTCTGATCATATCGACCAGTGCTGCGATGATCTTCATCGAGCGTCACCGTGTCAGGCTGTGGTCGCTGCTGCAGGCGGAAACTGGCCACCAGCAAACGTCCATGCAGACGGGAACCGCATCACGCCTGCCATTGCGTTCTGAAGCTGAAGCTGCGAAATCTGGCTCTGCATGTCTGCCATACGGTTGCCCATGATCGCGTCAAGGATTTTCTGCGTCTGCGCTGTGGTGTTTGCGTTGATCGCTGCTGTGTTGAGAGCGCTGTTGTAGTTGACACCATCCACGGCACGCAGAATCTCACAGCAGCACTCCTGCTGCTTGCCGCCGAGTGCCGTGAGTGCGGTCTCGACATTGCCGAATTCTCTGATCAGTGACGCATTGCCGTCTTTGATCGCTTCGATCGCGTTTGTGGCGTTCGCAGTGCTTGCCGCGATGGTCTGCGCTGTTCCACCAGTGACGGCAGCCAGAATGTCTCTGGTCTGTGCCATCGTGTTCTGCTGGTCGAATCCGCGCTGCATGTCTGCCTGTGTAGCCATGCCCATGCCGACAGCAGCAGCATTGCCGCCACCAAAGCCGCCGAAGCCAAAGCCGCCACCAAACATCGCGCAGATCACTGCGAGATAGATCAGGCCTTCGAAGCCTCCGCCGAAGCCTCCGAAGCCGCCGTTGCTGATTGCTGCCAGATCAGCAGCAGACAGTCCTGTGTTTTCTGCCATTTTCTTTTCCTCCTTAGCTTTTGGGATGTGGCTGCATCCTGACGTGCAGCCAGTTTATATATCACCGCCCTGCGCACTGGCGGAGATAGACTATAGCCCTAGATCGTGCAGATTGATGCCCTTCTCTTGCGCAAGAGCAGTGCAGGCAGCCTTCGCATCTCCACCATGCTGTTTGACGTAGTTCATCGCCTGAAGCATTGCCGGATTGTTCTGCTGCATCATCTGCTGAAGCAGCGCCTGTGGATTACCTGCGTTTCTGATCATTCCGACCATCTGGCGAAGCTGGTCGATCTGAGGGATGCTCTGCTTTCCGAGCATCTGCAGGATTGCTGGTGTTGCCATTGGTCATCATCTCCTCAAGACGTGTGATTCTTGCTTCAAGCGTGCTGAAGTCTGGCGCTGGTGCTGCCTCGTGTGGCGTGATATCGAAAGGGGAGACGCTCTTATATCCTGCACCATCTGTGGTCACAAGCCACACGATGACACCAGACTCGTCAAGCAGCAGAGCGCTGCTGTTCGCGCCCATCGGAAACGCTCTGGCACCGTTTTCTCCGTTGACTTTGATCACTTCCTGCCTTGGCGCTTGTCGATATGGCTGCTGAGCGCCCAGATAGGGATTGAGCATTGGATTGTATAACGGATTATCGTACATGCAGACCACCTTCTTTCTGTCTCAATCATATCACAAATATGGCCATCCGGCAATTGCACCAGATGGCCATTTCTGTTTCATTTTTCGATCAATTTCCTGTGCCGCTTCACGATTCGCGTGATCTGCGTGACGGACATGCCGACAGCTTCTGCGATCTGCTCATAGGTTAACCCATCGACCAGACGCAGATGCATGATGTGCCTGTCTCGTTTGCTGTGTATGTACTCAGATATCAGGGATTCGATTTGTGTATTTGTTAGTTCGATGTAATGCTGCATATAGTGGCGCTCCTTCCTGATCAGGCATCAAGCGCTTTTTTAGTCTGCGATCCGCACACTCCGTCAATCTCAAGATTGGTCTTCCACTGGTAGTATACCAGCGCTCTTTCCGTGCGGTTGCCGAAATCACCATCGATCTCGGTATCCTCCAGCACTCCAGCACGCACAAGCTGCCACTGCAGCCACTTCACGGCATCGCCATTGTCGCCCTTCCGGATCGTAACATTCGGAAATGCATATGGGCATTGCACATCAGGCGGAAGAATGAAACCAAGAAAGCGATAAGACGAATTCTGCCCCCAGTTGCCGTCATTCTTGCGTGTGGTAGTCCAGAACTCTTTCTTTGCGCCCCAGCCAGACTCACTGGTGACGATGCTGCCGCTTGCATTGATGATTTCAACGACACCAACATGACCAGCACCGTCACTGCCATCTTCTACCTTGCCTTTTGCCCAGCAGATAATCGCTCCGAGCGCAGGCTTCTGCGAGATTGTGAGCCCCATAGCCTTAGCGCGATTCACGAAGTTCTCAGCGTTCGTGCTTGGCAGCCAGATGCCAGTGATCTCCGCGAAGCGTCCGGCTGCATAGAAGACGCAGTTCGCGAATCGCAGAGAGGATCCTGAAGGCTTTGCGATGCAGGGATTCAGACCGCCTGCAGCCTTCTCGATGTAAAAACGGTTCCCTTTTTCAGGGAGTGTAAGTCTTGGCTGAAACATGGTTATTCTCCTTTCTTGTTGAAGTCATCCATTTTGTCAACCATTCGAGTGATCACTTCACTGTTATGGTTAACTGCTTGTGTGAGATCGCCCAGCTTCTTGATGGCCTCGTCAAGGCTTGAACGTTCTTTGTCATACACGTATTTCAGAGCGAAGCCCGTGACAAGGAATGCGAAGATGGGGAATCCTACTGTGCTGACGATTTGAGTTAGTTCGCTCATTGCAGCGCACCTCCTTACGAAACCACCGTACCGCTGAACACGTACCACGATGTCCATGTACCCGCGACACAGTTGCGCACATAGATTTTGTCACAGTTGTTCGCATCGGCAGGCATCAACTCCTGCCGAAAGCTGCTTGTGTTGTACGTGCCGCGCACCGTCAGCACAAAAGCGACATTATTCGCGGTCGGCTTGTTGCTCACATTTGACGAATTGGAGCCCGTACACCGGTAAACACCCGGAGCTTTCAACGTGTCTAGGTCGATCGATGCATACGCCGAACCGGACGCACCAAGGCTTTGTGTAGACATAAGGTAATCATCAAAAGCACACGGGATTCGCATCCATGCAGACCACCCTACTTGGTCACCGCGATATTTCCGAATGTATGTCTGTGTTTGCGCGTCGCTGCTATTGGTTTTCCACGTCTGCTGGATGATGAATCCGACTTCAACATTTGCAGTGTCTGCAATCGCTTCCACAGTCAAACTGCCGCCAGCGTTTTTATATGGGCAATTTGTAATCGTTGCCGATTGTGTGCCATCCTTTGTGTAGTATCGGCCGATTTTGTCCGCCTTGTAATCGTCCAAATCAACAGATTCGATGTTTGTGCCCTGACCAAACACCGCAGCAGGAAGTGTTGCAATGTCCTGCTTTGTGGCAATCTCCGCAGAAAGTGAAGCAGAAGAACCTCTTGCTGCTTCCAGTTCATCAAAGAGGCCATCCATGTCTGAGACATATCTCGAAAATTGTGGCATCAGTAACTCCTTTCTTCTGTGATCCGTTCTCCGCTGGCATCCGTACAGATGCCGCTGGATGCATCCGTCACATATGCGTTATAGCCTTCTTCCTTGGCTGTAAAATCCACTGCCAGCACTGGTGCTGCAGTTGACACGAAACTCTGCCGATCTCCGATCATGACTCTGGTTGTCCGGCAGTGTACAGCATCATAGGTGGTTTCTGTGATCTCTGCCGTCAAGCTGCCACCAAGACGTTCGTCATAGATCGTGCCCTTGTCTCCTACACGCAGTGTCTCGGCTGCGATGATTTCAAAATCCGGATTGCTGCGCACGTCATACAGATCAATTTCGAATCCGATGATTGGTTTGCAGTTTCGGTTGAAGAATGCCAGCACGTCATTGGTGAACTGTCCGTCAAACCATGCATCATAGTCGAATCCTTCTTCATTGCTGCCTTCCGGCATCGAGAAGTTCTCCGAGCGTACCACATAGTGCGGAAACACATCCACAAGGAAATCTTCGAAATCCCATGCGAAAGCTACCCAGCCGCCCCATCCGTCATAACCACGGAAGTAGGTGACGCAACTGGAAAGATCGACATTCCGCCGGATGCCTGTCAGATTTTTGCCGACACGGATGTCAAACGCATGGTCAGATGAATTCTCCATTCGCTGATTGATGGAAAAATAGAATTTATCCCTGTAAAGTTCCCCTCCAATTTGGTCGATGAGGCCACCAGAGCCGAGCAGCGCATCAATAGGCGTTCTGCCGCTGGAAATGTCAATAATCACAGAGCCTTCTTCGATGTCTGACGAGCCGCTGAAGGAATAGAAGAAAGAGCCTGTACGTGCCTGATAGTCCGTGAAGTACTGGATCACATCAATGGCATGCTGGCCACCTGTGGACGTGATCTGCATCTGTCTGGGGAAAATCCAGCCATCGCACATCTGATAGAAGATGTCCTCTGCGTAGACCGTGACACTTCCGGATGCGCTGGCAAATGATGTCTGTACGGATCTGATCGTGTAAAGCTGGTCATCCACCTTCAGGATGTTTGACACTACAAGCAGCTTCCATCTGCCTTCCGGGTCAATCGGATGCACCAGACTGACCGACCGCATGCCGCGCAGAATGTCCGTGACTTCGCAGCTGGTCGGCGTCAGGATCGCCAAGCCGTTCGTCGCAAAGTCGCTGACCTCCGTGCGCGCCGGAAATACGCAGATATAGGGGTGCTGCTTTGCCGGCAAGACCGGCGCCGGCGGCTCTTCCGGCTGCAGCAGGAAGTACGGGTAGCCTTCATTCACGCCCTCCGTGATGCGCCAAAGCATCAACGGGTAAGGCTGTGCCATCGCCGATTCCGGGATGTTCGGAGCACCTTCTGGATACGGGTATCCGTCATTTGTGCTGTCAATTACCATATCCGGCGCGGGAACGGGCATGTGATTTGCAAAAATCTGCGTTTCCGCACTTCTCGAATCCGTTATCGTAGCGCCGGAAACCTCGGAGATTTGCGTATAATCCGCCCCATTGTCGCTGACAAAGATTTCCCATGAAACCGGGTCTCTGTTCGGGCTATCGTTGCCCGTCACGTACTGAAACCCCGTGATTTCCGGAGTGCCAGAAACGGTGCAAGTTAGAACACAATGATGGCCGTTCACGAAAGCAATGCACATTTTTGTCCATGACAGCCCATCAATCAGGCACTGTTCGTTCTCGCTTGGGCTTCCGTATGATGGTGACGAACCGTCATACGTGCAGGAAATTGCAGAAATTGTGACCGCGTTTTCCCCTGCATAAAACCGGATTTCCGACATCTGCAGGTAGCTGTCCGGCGAATTAGATTTTACGCCGGAAATATTAAGTCTGATATACATCACGTCACCCCGGCTTTCACTGTGAATCCTATGCCCTGCAGATATGACACAGACTGCATCTGTGCTTCTGTCACACCAGTAATTCCAATTACAGTGCTTGCCGGGATATCATCCGCGCAGTACACAGATATACTCCCCATGCCGTCATATGCATATAAGCCATCGCAGTTCGGAAGTTCGCCGCGCAGAGTGCAAGAATCCCAGTAGCCGATATACATTCCTGTGCAGGCCGCTGAATTCACGATGAATTCGCAATTTTTTGCCTTGTTCCCGCCTGTATGCTGCAGTCTGAGCGTTCCGCCGTTTGGCGCATCAATGGTGATTCTGCAGCCAGTCAAATTGTACCCCTCAAACGGACTCAAATTGCCCGATTTTGCAAGTTCCACGTGCGCTGAGCACAAAATCAGACTGCCAGAGCCTGACGATTGCATAAATTCCGAGAAATCGCTCTCGCAAATCGCGGAAAAAACGCATCCGGAAAGCGTGTTCCCGCCTGTGCCGATTGCGTAATTCGCACCGCAGTTTTTGAACACCGTGTTCGTCAGCTTCAAGTTGTTTATCGGGCATCCGACCGTGATTATATTCAGCATCCAAAGGTTTTTGATTTCTGTGCCGTTGCCGTTTACTTCCGCGCAGGCAAAATTCAGCCCGTTCACACCCTGCGGCTGAATCTCGTTCATGTCCCAAACCGCTTTTTCCGGCAAATTGACGGTATCTCCGGCCACAGCAACCGCCGTTTTGAACTCCGCCCAAGAGGAAACATTCACCGTCGCCATCAATAATCCCTCCAGTTCCCGATGACAGTCACTGCGCTGCCTGTAGTCGATACTGTGTTTGTACCCGGATGCAGGAAGGGGAACTGTCCTGTGGTGTGGCTTGTCTGGTTCGTGCCAGCCTCGTTATAGGCGAACATCCTCTCTGCATCGATGAAGATAGGATTTGCTGCTGTTGCATCGATCTGCGTTGTCTGCCCATTGACGGACAGCACGCATGCACCAGTGTGCGTGATTTTGTAGACTGGTCTGCTATAGCGCATGCCCGGATTCGTGATGATTCCGCTTGCTGGTGATACTTCGTCATTGCTCAGATGGTACTTGAATGGCTCTAAAATCAGCCTGATGCTGTACGTGATCTCATTGCCGCGCACTGCCGATGTCGGCACGATACCGCCCACAGCACGCACTTTGAAGTATTTCCCTGCCAACTTCGAAAGCTGGAGAGTCTTCGCTCCCTGCAGGAATCCGTACAGTGCGCTGTTGTCAAAGTCGTTCGGATTGCAGAGCACTCTTGCCGGAATGATGTACTCGATATCGTCAAAAACGTCATCATCCTGATAACTGTCGGCATCGATACCAGTGTTCCAGATCGTGTGCCGCTGCTGTGCCATTGGTGGTGGCTGCAAATTGTCAACCACCAGTCCAACAGTTCGCGCTGACACTCCGTTGATGTAGAAATCATCTCTGCCCTTTACCATGTCAGTCCTCCAGTTCCTCTTTGTGCCGTGATCTGCCTCTGACGAAGACGAGTATCCAGTTCAGCGACCAGATCATCAGCGATCCTGCGCCCGTCAGCGCCCAGCCCTGCATTGACCACGATGCTTGCAATCTGCACTCCGCCTCCGCCTGCTGCTGCCAGTTTGTCAGCCAGAATGTCAGCCCAGCCAGTATTTTGTTCAAGCGGAAGCACGACTTCCTTCTTGCCGCCTTCGCCAGTCAACAAGCGAGTGGGTCTGGTGATATATGCGCCTGTTGCTGCATGGCCGTTTGCGGCATCATACATGTAGTCTCCGAGCGCCTGCGGAGTGTCATCGCCTTCCTCTGCATTCGGATGCAGTGCGTCATAGATGTACTCTCCGAATCCTTCCCACCAGCTTTTCCATTCATTCCACTTGTCCACGATGCCACCCATAAACTCGTCAATGATATCAGCGCCCATCTTCCAGTAGTCGCCCAGACCAATTTCGTCTGCGATCTTCTGCACGATCTTCCGGCAGAACTCTGCCACCTTCCACAGTGCGCCCACGATGCTGTCATACAGATTCACAATAATGTCAAATGCTGCCGTTGCAATCTTGTCGATGTTCTTTCCGTCAAGCAGATATTCTGCGAATTTGCTGATCAGCGTCCAAGCTGCGTCCAACAATTTCGGAAGATTGTCGACCAGAGCATTGCAAAGGTTCTCGATGATTTCTGGTGCTTTGTCGAGAATTTCCGGCAGCGCATTGATCAGCCCGTCCGCCAGCGCAATCGTGATCTGAATCGCGGCATCTACCAGCAGGCCGAGCGTGTCCGGATCCGTCAGCACGTCTACGATCTCCAGCGCAATGTCCACAATGGCAGGCACCATCTCAGGCAGAGACTTCACAAGCCCGTCAGCCAGAATCTTTATCATGCGCTTTGCAGATTTCAGCAGCGCCGGTGCCATCTGACGCGCGCCTGCAATTAGCTCCGGGATAGCAGTTCCGACCGCTTTCAGGATGTCCGGCAGAGCATCCACAAGCTGCCTTGTGATGCTCGTTGCTGCTTTTATGACTTTTGGCAGGAACTGCTCAATCAGAATCGGAATCTTTCCGGCAAATGTTTCGATTGCACCTTCGAGCCCGTTATCTTTAAAAGCCTGCGTGATTTCTCCGACAGAATCCGTTCCGAACTGCACAAACTGCCGCAGCGCCGGAGAAAGCGCGTCAGAGACTGCCAGCTTCAGCCCGTCTGTCGCAGAGCCGAACTTCTTGACATCTCCGGAGAGATTATCCAGCATTACTTCTGCCTGTGCCGCAGCCGATCCGGCAGAATTCGCAAGCGCATCCGACCATTCATTGACTTTGTCCTTGCTTGTGACAGTCATCTTGTTGAACGCCTTCAGGCCGTTTGTTGTGAAGATCGTGTTCTTCAGCGCGTTTGCTTCTTCATCCGACATCTTTCCAAATGCCGTGTTCAGTTCCTCGACAATGTCACCGAATTCGCGTGCATTGCCCTGACTGTCATATGCCTTGACACCAAGCTGTTCCAGTGCATCTGCTGCCGCTGGTGTTGCCGTGTACACGTCAGCCATAGCACGTGCAAGCATTGTAGCTGCCTCACTGCCAGTTGCTCCCTGCTCAGCAAGACGCAGCAGAGACACCGTCACGTCATCCGCAGACTGGCCGTAGCTTGCCGCTGTTGCAGCAGAGCCAGAAAGCGCCTCGCCCAGCGCATTGACATCTGTTGACGCAAGTGTGGCACCTTTGGCCATCAAATCCGCATAGTACTGCGCATCCTTCGTATCATCCGCAAAGCCCTTGATTGCCCCGCTGACAAACTTCGCGGAGGATGCGAGGTCAAGACTTCCCGCAGACGCCAGATTCAGCACGTCAGGAATCATTTCACAGGCTTGGGTGGCATCATATCCCGACATCATCAGGATATTCAGACCCTGCGCAGCTTCCTCTGCAGAAAATGCAGTCTCAGCGCCCATTTCCATGGCCTTTTCGCGCAGTGCGTTAAAATCATCTTGCGCCTTCTGCGCACTCTCCGATGCATCATGGTAGTCAGCATTCAGGTCATCGACAGTCATGCCTGCTGTTGCTGCAATCTGAGACATTGCAGCGTCAAAATCCATGCCCGTTGTCACGGACTCCTTGGCAAAGTCGATTGCGGCATCCGCTGCCGCCTTGAGCGCATCCACTGCCAGCCCTGCAGCAGTTGCCAAGCCATCCTTCAGAACGTCACCAAAGCCGCTGGATTGTGATGCTGCTTCTTGCATCTCATCGCCTGTCTCGCCTGTCTGGTTCTCCAGATCGCGAAGTCTTGACTCAGTGCGAACGATTTCTTCCTGAAAGGCTACATATTCACGTGTGCCGATGTCACCACGTTCGAACTGTGCCTGAACGTCCGCCTGTGCGCCTTTCAGTGCTTCCAGTTTCTTCCTTGTGGTCTCTGTGGCATCCGACAGAAGCTTTTGCTTAGTGGCTGCCACTTCCACATTATGTGGATCCATTTCCAGCAGCTTGTCCACCGTTTTCAGTTGCTGTGACAGGGAAATGGATTCCTTCGTCAAATCCTTCAATCCTGCTGTTACGCCTGACGTATCAGCATTGATTGCAATTGTCAGACCACTGATTTTCTTTGCCATTTCTCACTCCCCCAGCTTCCGAGCGCATTCTGCAAGCGATTCACGATAGGCCTTGTACTTGGCTTCCCTTATCTGCCCTTTGGCATGCAGTTCCTCGACTTGCGCTTCCATGCTCTTCAGCGTCTGGTAGCGCTCAAAGTCATCCTTCACGACTTCGCCTCTGCTGACTCTCTGCTGCCGATCATGCTCAAGTGCCCAATCTATAAGACTGCCTGTGTTCCAGTTGTCTATTTCCTGCAATGGGAAACCGCGAATCATTAGTTGATTTGTAAATTCGGCAACAGTAGATGGAGTGTCGTTACTGCCACTGCTGTTGCCGATTAGCCGTTTTTTGGTGATACCTGTGTTTCCTTTTTGATCATCGGCATCAGCGCAATCATGATCTGCTGAACGTCAAAATCATCGAACCCATCCAGCCAGTCAACCATAGACGGAATGTTTGGATTTGCTTGCTGTGCCATGAGATACAGGAAATCATACATCCACTGTGTCTCGATCTGCATCAGCGAAATGCCCTGACGCATCTTGTCGCCTTCTTTGGCGATGCCTGACAGTGCATCGAAGTATTTCGCCAAATCTGCATTCAGTTCGCGCCCTGTGCGTTCCAGATAACGGACGGCAGTGCCGCCCGTCTTCCGGAAGCGAACAGAGACACCATCAATGATGACTGTTGTCTCCATCTTGGTGCTCCTTTTAGGTCGCAGACTTCACAGTGATGGCACAGGTAGATGTGTAGTTGTTGCCACCAGTTGTGATGCTGGCAGTGATGGTCGATGTGCCTGCGGTCAGGCCTTTCACCTTTCCGCCTGTGCTGACAGATGCCACTGCTGTGCTGCTGGATGTCCACGTGACTTCTGCTTCCTGCGGATACTGGTGGTTCACCTTAAGCTGCAGTTCTTCATCGATGTCGATGGCTGCAGCAGCAGGGGAAATGAGGATGTGCGGAGTCACCATTGCAGGCTCAGGGACGCTAGAAATCAGCGCTTTGCCCGGCATCGTAGCGCACACGCACATGCAATCCATTCTGGGTCTGCATGCGAACTGGTGCTCAGGGAACTGCGGATCCAGACCAGTGCCTTCACTCGTCTTGCCGTTCTTGTTGTGGCGCTGAGAGATATGGGCATTGTAGTAGATGGTGGTTTCGCCCACGCCATTGGTGGTGTCTTCCACGATGATCAGCGCCATTCGCGGATACTCGATGTCTCCGCCATACTCTTCGACTACACCAGACTGCGTTACAATTGCCTTGTACCAGTCTTCTTCGATGTTGTCAGTCACTGCCAGTGTGGTCAGCGTCAGATCATAGCCCTGATTCTCTTCTGTGGCATAGACTTCCTTCCCGTCTGCCCAGATGGACGTAGCCCCGCCTGTAGGCGTTGCAGAATACTCTCTGCCGCCGGCTTCTGTCGAAACGAGCCAGTTCACAGTGCCATAGGTAGGCTGCCCTGTGGTGTCATCTGTGGCCGTAATCAGCGCATAACCCAGTCTGGAAATCGTGCGCTTCAGGTTTGCATTTGCCATGTTCTTTCCCTCCTTGTTAGATTTGGAAGTAGTATGTGGCTGTGTGGATTTCTTGCTCTTCGTCAAACTCCAGATCCGGATCATCAAAGCCGATGCCGTTTGCGGTCAGCATCGCTTCGATTGCCTGCTCTGTGGTCAGATCGCGTTTCTTCGAAACGAAACGGAGAGCGATCCACTCTTCGCAGTACACCACCACACCATCAGCGTGTATCGCGTTTCGTGTGGTGGCTGCATATGCGATATACGGACATGCCTGTCTGTCCGGCAGGTATCCGTACATAAACGGCAGCTTCAGCCCTGCGATGGCCGTCTTCAATTCCGCCAGTGTCATTTTACATGCACCGCCTTTTCGATTGCCTTCTGTGCTGCCGTCTCCGCCCAATCTTGCACAGGTTCAATATGCGGATGACCGTTCACCCATCCACTGCGATTGCGCTTCTTGTGCCCGTTTTCGAGCAGATGCGTCAACTGCGCAGAGCCTGAGTTGTATACTGTGATTTCGACTTCGCGACCAGTTTTCTTGGTTTTCAGTCTCCAGCCCTTCGCATACTTCCCCTTGCGTTTTGGGGAACCAGCTTTTAGTTTCTCGACTGCTTGCTTTCCGACAGTGTTCAGCGAATCCTGAATCTGTTCACACACATCCTCAGAGTATTGCTGCATTAGACTGGCAAGCTGCGAATCAAGTTGCTGCATTGATCTCACCTACTCTCTCGGCAAGGTACAGTTCAACGTAGTCACCGATCTGATAGGTTCTGTACACTTCACAGCGATTGCCGTTGAACTCTGCCAGCTTCTGCCCAGAGAAGTCACGGAAGAACACTCTCAGACACGCAGCAGGGGAGAGAGACTTCTGCTGTGCTGCTACCCACTCCGCTCTTGTGATCTCCAGCACTGTGCAGATCACGCTTGCTGTGGTCTCGACCACTGTAGGCTGCCCAATGTCATCTTGGCTGACAGTCTGCGTGATCAGCGTCACTTTGTCAACTCTCTTCATCGCTGTCAGCCTCCTCGTATGTGCTATACTCGGAAGACATGGCAAGTTTTGCCTTGTAATCATCGTAGCACTGCTTTAGGCGCATCTTAACGAGATCTTCTTCACACCACACGTATGCGGCATAGGCTTTGATCGCTCCCTCAATCAGTGCATCAGGATTTTGGAGCGCTGATGCACTGATATCGGCAGTTTTGGAAAGATCAAGCTTTGCCTCATCGATGATATCTGAAATCTGCTGCGTGATATCAGCATCTGTGGTAGACACGCGAAGAGCAGTTTTCACCTTGTCAAGCAGTGTGGTAGTTGCCTGCGGCAAAGCCATCACTTCCTTTCAGATCAAGACGTGACCGTAACCGTGCAGGTATCAGTCACTGTGGTTTCGCCCACGGTAATGGATGCTGTGATTACAGTTGTACCTGCGGCCTTGCCGAGAACGGTGCCTGTGCTATCGACAGTGCCCTTCGCTACAGTGCCGGAAGTCCACGTGATCGTTGTACCTGCCGGAGACAGTGCAATGACAGGAATCTGGACAGTCTCATCTACTGCGACTGTGGCTGTAGACGGGATCGCAATCACAGGATCAGCGCTGAAGGTCAGCTTCACGAACGCTGTCGGATTCTCAAGGCCAGCATCAAACAGGCTGTAGCCGCCGATTGTGGTCACAAAGGTGGTCGGAGAAGTGTCGGAGGCGATGAACAGAGCCTCGAAATCGTTTGCAAGGATGCTCTTCGGCACACCAACATAGACAACATTGTCGGCAAGGTTTGCATCTTCCTTGACGATGCCGCCATAGATTCTGCCCTTGATTCTGGGATCATCAGAGACAGTGCTGTTCAGGAAGAGCGGTCTGCCGTTGTTGTCCTTGATGCTTGCAAGGCCGTTGTAGATGGTCTTTGCGTTCGCGTACCACACAACAGTGCCTGTCTCCGTGAGCAGCGCGAGTGCTTCACGAACTGCAGCATCAGTGTATGTGCGTGCGATCTTGTTGCCGCTTGCGATGCCGTATGTGGTGTTGTCAAGCTGGGAGAGGATGCGTGCTTCCTTCGCCACAGCAATGCGCTTTGCGATGTGCTGCACCACCCAAGTCTCGAAGCTGTCAATGCTCTGCCACTTCATCTGGCGAGTGATGTTGACGTGCTTCTTGATTTCGACACCAGTCAGCGTCAGGACATTGAAGGTGTCGATTTCGTCATCGTTGGCCACGCCTTCAGACGTTGCTGCTGCATCGCCCTGCGTGATGGCTGCGTGTCTCGGAACGCTGAAGCCCTGCGTCATGCCGCTCTTGCTTGCATCGTCATAGATGGGCGACATGGACTTGACCAGTTCCACAATGCGATCCAGTACGACTGTCGGCACGATGGAGCCCGTGTTTGCGGTTGTGAAGGTGAACGCAGAGCGCTCTTCCTCCGTCAGATCTCCGAACAGACGAGTCTCAGAGCCATCCTTGCTGCGGAAGGTGGCAAGATTCTTCAGCCATGCTCTGCGGTATTCATCGGAATCTGCACCATACTGGACAGCCACCTTGCTTGTGGTCTCCGTGACAGTGCCTGCGCCAGCAGCCACCTTCACGCGCAGTTCCTTGCGCTTGGTTTCTGCAGTGCGGAGTGCTTCGCGCTCTGCCACCAGGCTGTCAACTTCATCCTGCAGTGCCTTGATGGTCTCAAGATCTGCAGTGTTGATCTCTTCGCGAATCTCTGCGAGTCTCGCTTCAATCTGTTCGATCGTATACATGTTTTATCCCTCCATTGAAATTTTGATTTTGAGCTTTGACTTTTCAAGCTGCAGCACTGAAAGTCGCTCCGCTTCCAGTTCTGCGATGACTCCCTCGCAGAAACTACGTGCGCAGATTGATGTGCTATCGTTCGCAGGAATGCTGACCGCTGAAACATCGTACAGCTTGCCGATTCCTGTGATACGCCTTGTAATGATGGTTTTGCCGCCCTCCACTGCTGTCTCTCGCTTCTCATCGGATACCGTGAAACCGAAAGACATCTTGTCTGTGTATCCTCCACGGATTTCCTCGTAAAGCTGGCGACCAATCTCAGTGCCGCCAAGATTCGCTTGAATCCGCAGACCATGCTCATCCGGCATAATTGCCAGCGTGCCGTTCTTCACTCTGGCGAACACTCTGCCTTCATGGTTGTACTGCATGATGACATCCGTCATGTCGCACTTGTCGAAGGCTTTCGGATCCACGACTTCCCGAACCTCGACACCGTCTTGGCTGTACAGTGTGTAGGGCTGATCGAAGGTGGTCGCATAGCCTGTCACGGCAATCGCTTCTGCGGCATCTTCGTTCAGCTCAATCCTGAACGTCTGACAGTTGCGATATTCACGATTCTGTTTCATTCTGTTCACTTCCTTCCTTTTCTTCACCCACCATGTAGTACTCGCCTCTGATAGGCGCTCTCTGCCCAGAGCCGTCAGGCAGAGGCGGATAATTGAAGAGCTCTCTGATCTCATCAATCATCACCATGCCTCGATCGCCAAGCTGTTGCGCCATCAGGATGCGCTGCTGCATGCTGGCATACTGCAGACGGTTCGCCACCACTTCAACCTTGTTTCCGGCTGTCTGCTCTCTTCCTGTGAACGTCATGTCCGTCAGCGCTTCAGAAAGCTGGATCTCGAAAGGCTCCGTCACAGTGTTGAAGAAAACGTCTAGTTCATCGGATGTCGCCTTGCCCTGAAGCAACTCGGCATTTACGCCAAAATAGTTGAAGACGTTTGCCTGAATCATGTTTAGCTGCGATTCATCCACATTGTAGGCGCTCGTTTTGATCTGCTGGATGTCTGTGTATGTGTTGGGGAACAGCAGCAGCCCTCCGCCTCCGCTGAAGTTCGTGTCAGAGAAGCGATCACGCTCTTTCTTTAGGTCGGATGACTTCGCGAAGTTTGAAGCCTTTGCCATGAATCGGAAGGTTGCGCTCTGCTTCACTGCTTCTGCAATGTTCTGCTCGTTGATCGAGATCAGATCCATCGTAGATCGCAGTGCGTCATTACTCTCCCCAAAGAAATCGGAGAGATACTGGTATTTGTTCAGGATTCCGCATTTGCTCAGTTCAATGGCTGCCGTTTGGCCATTCCGGAACTGCCAGCGCAGAAACGGTTCACCATCCACATTGACTAGTTCCGTCACTGACGGCAGCACTGGCATGTATCCTGTGATCCTGCCGAAATCATCCAGAATCGGAACGATGATGCAGTTGTTCTGCACGTCCAAAATCGTGCTGACTCTGTACAGGAACTTATACCATGTCATGAACTCACTCGGTTTGTGCTGCGCCAGTGTACGCAGTGTCTGGTTCGCTGTGCCTGAAAGCTGCACCTTCAGCTTGGCGTTCTGCCGAGCCCTGAAATCAATCGCAGCACGAACCAGCGCAATCTCGTACACTTGCCCTCCGGAAGTGCAGAAACTGGGCTGATATGCCGTAAAAGTCTGCCAAAAGCCATCCGGCTGCACGTTAGTTCCTCTGTCTCTTGGTCTGAAGATCTTCTCAAACAGCCCCATGTTCTCACCTCCGAAAAATTCCGACTTGCCGAGTCGTAGAATTTCATTTCATTTTTGCTCCGCAGTTTGGGCAGAAGTTGATGCCATAGCAAGTAGGATTCAGATTTGTGGGGAAATCTGCCATGCATTTGCTGCAATAGTAGCCATCCTCGCCAAGATCCCACTCTGCAGCGCTTGCCGCTGGCATCTTCTGTAGCACCATCACTGCGGCATTGGTATCACGCGAACCGAGAAAATCCAGTTCGTTCCTGATCAGGCGGATTGCATCCGCACGTGAAATCATGTCATCCATGCGAATCCTCCTATGCGTTCCGCAGTTGCTCTCCAATCTGGTCATAGTGCTTTTCACGCACGACCAGCGCACAGAGCAGCGCTGCGCAGCCATCAATATGACATCTGCTGTCCATCTTCACAATCTTACTCCGCCGGCTTTCGTTCTCAGACTTCAGCGCAGTGTCGAGCAGATGCATCTTCAGCAGATCGTTGTCTCCGATGTCGATCATTCCGGATTCCATCATGCCTTCCAGCGCCTGAATTGCCGGATGCATGTTGTATCCCTGAAAGACATCATCTGTGTGAAATCCATAGCGTTCCATGTCCTGAATGAGATATTGCGAAGAATACCTGTCGTATCCAGTCATGAGCGGCAGGATTTCGTAGTCCTCCACCAGCCCTTTGCACCAGTTGAAGACATCCGTATAATCGACAAAATGATCGCCAGAAGGGGATAGCCATCCTTTGCCAATGTACAGGCGATATGGCACACCATCGCGCTCTGTGGCTGCGTCAATGCGCTCTGAAGGCATCCAGAAGTGTGCTATCACGTGCAGAACGCCTTCACGCTCGATCACGCAGCAAGCGGCAGTCAAGTCGGTTGTCTGCGAAAGGTCGATGCCCAGCAGCGCATAGCTGCTTCTGAACTGGTCGAGCGTCAAAGGCTGCCTGCAGGCCTTCTTCACTGCCGATGATGACAGCCACGCATGCGATGAATTCTGCTTCACATTGCAGCACTTCGTCAGAAACTCCGCACGCTTGCTGAGGCTCTCGTGCGCTGTAGCAATCTGATTCAGAATGAAGTCAACAGGCACGGAAACTCCCAAGCCCGGAAGGCTCTTCCTCAGTTCGTTGATGTCATCCCACTTGTCTGCATCATCGATCATGTACAAGAAGGGGAGTAGCTGCCGCTCTTTGCTGCCTCCGAGCAGGAACTTGGTGCTTCTCATCATTAACTCATCGTAAATGCCATCGTTGACGTATCCTGCAGAACTGATCGACACCGTGATCGGTTCCGAGCGTGCGCCAGTGCCTGACACCATGACTTCATATTGCTTCAGGCCACGCTCAGCAGGCCAGCTTGACATTTCATCACAGACCGTCAGCATCGGATTGTATCCGTCTGCCTTTTTCTCGTTAAATGCGATCTTCTTGATGGTCGTGTTCGTTTTCTGAATATACAGATCCGTTTTCCGCTTCTTCGTCATCTGGGCAAATACTGGCGTGTGGTCTTTGGTGAACTCGAAGGCGCTGTATACCAGATCACTCTGGTCGAGTTTTGGCGCAAGGCAGTATATCTCACTGCCGAATTCACCGTCTACATACGCTTCATAGGCGATAATACCGGAAGCAAAGAGCGTCTTGCCGCACTTTCTGCCGATCACAATGAACACTTCGCGGAAGATGCGCCTTCCGGATTCATCCACAATGCCGTAGATCACGCTTAGCATTGCCTTCTGCCAGAGCGTCAGGCTGATCACCTGCGGAGCCAGCACGCCTTTGTTGTGCCGCACAAACTTCTCGAAGAATCGGATCGCATTGTTTGCCTTGCGCTGGTCGAAGATGTACGTGCCGTCTTCGATGCCCGTCACAATCAAATCATACAACAGCCGGATCCATTTGCCGACCACTTCCGAGCCATCACAAATGCGCTGGTAATACGCAAGAATGTAATTGTCCATCCTGATCACTCTTTGAACTCATCCAGCGGATCTTCTTCCGTGTCTGCTGGGCAAAGTTCCGAAAGTTGCTTGATGATCGCTTGATAACTCTTGTTTGTAGCAGTGTACGTCCGGCTCTGTGGCCTTTCGCGCTCATACGGATCAGTCTTCTCAGATTGCGTGAACTGCTCTGTCTCACCGTTCTGCTGCAAATCTCTCCACAGATAATCCAGCCTGACGCGAAGACGCGCAGCCTCAACAATCAGCCCGTCTACCACTTTGCGCTGATTTGCTGGCAAACTCTTGAAAAGCTCTGAAAGTCTTTCAATTTCGGATTTCTCAGTGATCTTTCCCATGTTCTTCGCCTCCTTCCGGCCTAGGTAGGGGATTATACACGTATTTCAGCGGAAAAGTGAACAGATCGG